CATAAGAGCCCGCATTAATGGTGTTACCTTCACGAGAAACAATAGTTGATGTTTCGCCTGCGTAGTTATCGGTCAAGTATGCCTTTGCTCTGTTATAGAACTTCTGCGGTGTTTCAATTACTGTGTATGCATCTGTGGTTGCTCGCGTGTCAGTAATTATAGAGTCATCAAAAAGAAGCCAATCAAATGACAAGGTTTGTGTTCCGAGTAATGACCTTGCACTAGTTCCTAGCATCTTGTCGTAGGCACAAAAATTGAAATTAAAAATATCTTCTGTAGTATTCCCCTGACCCCTTCTGTCTACTTTGTAAAATCCACCAAACTTATCCGTGTCCCAATCGGCGTATGAAGCTCCTCTATTTTCTGCATTGTCCTTCCACGCACTCGTATAGTCATCAATTGCGTAAGGGCCTCCAAATGATTGGAGTGCTGCCCGCTCACTGGTGTTATATTCTTTGATTTGAGCACCAGTTAAAATTGAAAATTCAGATATTTCTCCATTAGAATCGGAAGTGTTAAGGTATTCTTTTGCACTCAGGTTGTTATACTCTATAGCGGTAGCTAGTTTTCCGTCACCGACAGCATGGTTAATAGTTCCAACAACATCACTGCCATCAAAATCTTGCAAACTAAAGGAATCAGCGTCAATAACTGTGATTTTTTTTCTACCATTAACTACATCTGCTCCGCTTATGCCTGACGCATCAGGAAAATTATATATTGCCACACAATCTCCAGTAGCAAATCCATGACTAGTAAATGTCACTACGGCAGGAGTTGCGGCAGATATACTTACAGAATAAGAATGACTACCACCGCTTTTATTTCTTAACGCTGTATTTTTTGCATACTCTGAAGGATTGTCTTTTACATGAACTTTAACATCAGGCAATGGATTATTCGCAATATCCGTAATATTTATGCTAACATTTCTATATGTTTCTGTGACATTACTCTGGTTTACACTTCCTGTAGTGCCTCTCCACATAGACCTAAAACTTGAGCCAGCAGAAGGATTGTACGCCTTGACGAGCGTGTGCCCATGCCCCGTCCCTGAAGCATCACCAAAATCATAACCATTGGTATTTTGATTGGTGTCTACATTAAACAAAGGTAGTTCATAGGTATTCCCGAAAGTTCTAAAGAAAGACGCATTTACAAGATTAAATTCTTTCGTGTAAAGACTGCTGAAGTTTCCGATAGACATATTAACAAGTTCAACATTTGTTATATATCCTGTTGCCATACCCCTTGCCTCTGGACTCCAACCAGCTATTGGGTTTACTATTTTTAAATCTTTCCATTCTACATGAGAGCCAAAACTCCAAGGCTTAGTTATTACTATTGTTCCACCATTAGCTCGGAACTTAGTTCTGGAACCGCCAGACATACCGTAACCACTTGGATGCCAATTGCTGTTAGTTTGACCCGTAATAAAAATACCTGTCCCACGGGATGTTCTTGTTTTGCCGTAACCTGTATACTCTCCCCCATACTCAAAACCAGGATAACTTGCAATTCTACTACCGCCACTGGTCGCTAATGTATCACCAATGTCCTTGTAATCCAATGTAACTTCCCTAGTATCTGAGGAAATACTTCTAATAAGATGGGGTAAATCATTAAATCTTCTTAATGAATCTGAAGAATCACCTGTAATTCCTTGGATGAAAAGACTTTGTCCTACCTCATAGACTGTATCGGAGGTAAAAGTAAGTACAGCATTACCCTCAGAATTATATGCGATTGTAAATCCGTATTTCCAGCTAGTAATTTGTGTGCCAGAAATAGAAAGGGCAGCCCCATCCCCATCAGGATTTTGGTCATGTTGAAAAATTGCAACTTCAGATTCTGGGTCTAGTTTTAATCCACCCTTTATAGAAAGTCTATTCACGCCAAAGTCATAATACGTCAGACCTTGGTCAACGGTTATGGTCACGCCACTATTGCCTGTTAGACCAGACAAATTCAAGTCACTACCTGTTTGTTCTATAATACCATTACTTGGTGCTGAAAAACTCATGCGTAATCCTTGGTAACAGACTCTAAGTTTCCACTTGAATCGTATGTTAAAGTTTTTGTAAGAGTAGTAACATCGGAGCCGTCTTTTTCTACTACGCTAGTTAGATTACCACTTGTATATGTAAATGTTTTAGATGAAACCTTAGTACCACCATTACTCGTCCATGTGGTAAGTGATGTTAACGCACCATCCGTAAAGGTAGGCTCAGAATAGTCATCAGTTAAGGTGGGTCCGCCACCACCTGATTGCCCAGCAATTTTTACTGCCTGCCCAATCTTATAAAGTATGGAATTTACATCAGTCATCTTTTGTAAATGTTGCCTCTGTATAAAAATTATCCGTTGGAATGACTGTAATTACATCATCAGTCTCTCCCCCCTGCTCCCATTTAAGAAATTTGTGACCAGATAATGGAGTCGCTTTTATTATTAAATGCGTTCCTTCTTCATATACATTATCTGAAGTTGTTGGTATTTTTTTCTTAAATTTGTCTGCTTCCAATTCATACTCCACTCCATTCTCTGTTGCCTTTCTTTCTGAGGTAAGTGTAAGTGATTCACCTATTATGAAGTTTCTTCCTCCGGAAGTAAAGGGTGCGACAATTAGCACATCATCATTTACTTGCGCGTCCCCTCTGCCTGCAGACTGAACGGATGCAACACCACCGGAGCGACTTGCGATATGTATATTATACTTCGCGACTAAAGATTGACTAGGTGTTCCATACACCCCATCAAGCCCTGCAGAGAAATTATCAAATCCATTTTCAACCAAATCTGTACGGACATACGCCTCCTCGAGGGCATGCTTTATCGTATCAATCTCTTGCTTGAAAACTGAACCATCATGAACGAAACTACCTGGTGACTGGGCTAGGTTTGACAGAGTGGAAAAGACTTCATTCTTTAAGTTGGCTAAAGATACACGAGTTGCAGCATAATCGTAAACACTTGATGGAGCGCCCTGCTTCTTTGCCCGAGACGAAAAAATGTCAGACTCATCAAAACTAGATTCCCCTAATGCGTTAACAGTAAACATGACCTAATATAATATGTTCACTTATTTAATTTATGTCAACTAATGACTTGGGTCATTCCATTTGCGTACACTAATGATATCTTTGGCATGTTAGTTGGGTTAGGGTTTCTAGAGAAGAAGTAAGACTTGTGGGGCGGCACCGGAGTTGACATTCTGTCCATTCAATCTTTCCGAGATGATGTGAATTTTATTATCAAATGGGGGACTTCGACCATCACCCCCTTGATCAGCCGGCAGAGGTAACCCCCAGTGCCGGCCGGGGCCGGGGTAGGTTGGGTATGCTGTTGTCCTTTTTGTTACAGCTGTCCCATCCATGAAGACGACTTTTGTTACCCCCGCAGGTACTTCGTAGCCAGTACCGTTCGAGAATATTGTATTAGTAAACCCTAGGCCACCCCAAGTAATATTATCTGCATAAACAATCCTCCCCCCCGAACTCATTCCATCCAGCTTACTCTTGTCACCCGAGGACATCAGTCCATTCGCAGTTGTAGTAGCTACACCAGGAACTGTAGGTATGGTGGGCTTATTACTTAAATCCCCGTAATCACCACTAAACACATCCCCCGTACCCGCTTTTCCTTCTAAGGTTGTAGATAAATCAGTAATATCTGATATGTTATGGTTATGTGAGGATGGATTAAATTCATTTGGTATATTACTTAAATCACCATAATCACCAGTCTTCCCAACTGTACTAATATTTAATTGATCAGCAGTTACACTATGAGGGTTATTGGTTGAATTTATATGGTCAGTGATATTTTTTGTTAATGTACCCTCTAGGTTTTGTATAGCTTCATTTATTTCACCATCAAGACTCCTAACCAAATCATTTGCTAATTGAGAAAGTTCATTTTTAGCACTTACTAAATTCCCCTCCGTTCCTTCCTTTAGATCCGCAACTTGGAAATTTACCACCATGTCTCGAATACGATTCAAGTTTTCATACACCGATTCCCACCACTCCTTAAGTAATAAATGATAATGACTTGCTTGGTCAGGATTCTGATCCGATAAAAACTTAGGGAGCAACGGAATTTCATCTGGCCCAGTAAACTTTGGATCAGTACCTACCTTATGCTTTTGATTTCCAATCATCCTTGATTAGGTGCTGATTGTGAGAGTTTTGAACTAACTCCACTAACTTCAAATGTACGACCAATTAGTTTTATTGGATTATCTTTACCTTCTATAATAATCGCATCCCTAAAGTATGGACCACGTAAGTATAATGGTAGCATATTTTCAGATGTAGTATTATCCATTAAGTGTTCCGCCTCAACTCTCTCACCTGAGGCAAATTCATACTCCCCGTCCTCATTTAGTTCCACTTCAGTTATATCATTATTAGCCGCTTGAGCGGATGGTAGTGTCGCAATTCTTACTTTTACATTAGCGGATGATGGAAGCCCATAGAGCGTATTCTCTGCTACATGCAATGCATATGACCTAACATCTTTGTCATTAAATTGATCAGTAAAATCTATTAATCCACTTTGGAGAACTGACCTGTAGTCATTTCCATATCTATTATATATCGCATAATTATCCGGTCCCCTTCCGTACCTTACCAAGAAGTGGAATATATCCTCCGATGTTCCTGCAAATTGATTAATGTTCTTTTCCTTATCTGACACCGAAAATACAACCCATCGATATTCTATTCTCTTTGTAGTGGCTGGTCGTGTAATCTGAGCCCCCGCTGTAAATACTTGGTCTATTTCAGAAACCGTATTATTTTCATAATCGAATGCATATGTTCCTTCGGGCGAGCAGAAGAAAATCTCCTTTGTCTCCCCATTATCTACTGTGAATACACGCTCAGATTGATCAGCACTTAGACCTTCCCAAAACCTAGTGCCTTTGTCCATCGACTGAAGTAACTTTGGTTGAGATGCAGCACGGTCGGTTTGATAAACTCCAGTATAACCCATGAAAATATGGTATCTACCCGCAACATCAATTAATGTATTCCTAAAGTCGACTACTCGTGGGCCTGTATATCTTCTTTCAAATTGAAAAACTTCAGCAGTATTGACCTTAATTGCAGTCATGTAACCCGTGTCCCTGTAAATCATAAGTCGATCTACAAGGGTTTTCATTTTAATTATTCGACTTCCGTCATCAACTAAATCCGCAACCGAGGTAAGTTTACCAACCGAATCCAACCGAATCATATATCCTGTGGTGGAATTATTAATGGGTTCGGAAAGTTCCTCATCAGTTATACTACCAGGAGCATTTGCGTTATTCCCTTCCTCGTCCACAATTGAATAAGTCTGCGTTCCGTCACCATTATCAATGACTGATCCAATGTGTATCCTTGAGTCTCTCGTAACCGAACCTTTAACAATTGGAGTGGTAGAAAATGCACTATTAAATTCAACTCCATTCTCAAGTGTGGTTATTGCCTCTCCAGCACCAACAATAACAACCTCCGTCCCCTCCCTTGGGCTAAATGTAATTGCAGGATGCTCGAGGTTGGTCTGGTAATCCCCGTCAGTATCTGTTCGCAATGGATACTTGGAAATAAATTGATTTGTACCCTCCGCCATTGTTCCATACAGAGCCGTACCATATCGCAATCCATCACCTTCATAACTCCAGACTAATGAATAAGGACTCCTAATTGTTTCGGTTTCGCCATTTAAGTATGTCGGACTATCAAGAACCTTTCCGTAAGGGTCGTCCCCTTTCATCCAGTCAACCCAATCCCTTGCTTTGATTTGTGTAATATCACCCAGCATGAGGAATCCATTAAACTCACTAATTGTACCTACTGCAGCCATCCGGTATGCAGGAGACTCTCGTAATTCTAAGAGTGGAATTGCGTTATCCCAATCCTCGCGAAATGCTAGTGGTAAGTCTTTTCCATTATTTAAATAAAGCACTCCATTTACAACAGTTGCCTCCCATGCATTAACCTCATTTGCAAAGTAATCTCCTACTGTGTCATCAACCGAACATAATCCTTCAGCTATAATGTCCCATTTAAAGTCTGCCGGAGGTTCCTCTATGTATCCATCCACAAAGTAAGTACCTGGAGCCCATCCTGAAGATGTATTCTTATTTATATACTCAGGATTATTTACATATTTATAACGATAAAGCTTATCTCCTGCGGCTACCACTAGGCAGGATATATTATTAGTTGAACGGAATTGGCAAATTAAGCGGATCGGATCGGTGGAGGGAGAATTGGTAGCAACTTGGGGAAACCCCTCAAGGAATTTACCTGATGGTTTAAATATCTCCCACCCTTCTCTTCTTGCCTCCCCTTCTTGATGTCTGCGAAAATTTAACTTCTTTGTATAGTGTTCTCCACTCGCACTTTCGCCTGCTAAGTTTTGCAACAAGGCACCCCCCATCATGGGCTTGATGGTTTTATTTACGAACTTTTTTGTTTTACTAGGCATAGCTTACGATACGGAAACAAAATAAGGTAATGGATGTTGCCTATAGGCATCTGATGGAGCACTTGCGATTTCATATATATATGATTTTGGTATTAAAAAACCACCTGACTCTTGCCACCCCCACGGCGCGTTAGCATAGTCCAATGCGGTGTGTTGACTGCTTGGAGGCGACGCACTGATGGGCGGAAGTGCTGGAGATGTTTTTATAAATTCTAATGAATAATTACTTGCTGATTGCTCAAGGGTATTCGCAGTGTGAGGTATATTAGTGAAAAAGGTTTTGTTTTCTAATGACATATTGCCAGGATTCTCCAATGGGGCTTGATTCCCTCCACTCCAAACAAGATTATGGACATAAAAAGTATCAGCGATACCGTTCCCACTGGTATCCGTATAATTAAGAGTATTACCCATGAATACCTGATTTCCTAAATCAATTGAAATAGACTCCGTATTTAGTGCATCGCTACCTGATGTTACCTCATCCACCCCCGCCGGATACCACCAACGACCTAAGCCCATAATTCCTATATTGTTTGCCTGAGGGTAAAACACTTCATTTCGGTACTCACCATACAATGCCGATATCAACCAAGGAGAAAATATGTTCGGGAATACAATTTGATGGGCTGCAATACCTCCATTCATTCCGAAATTTTGGTCCCAATGCATTCGCCCGGTGCTCGTTCTTGCCTTACTCAATAGCAATACATCAACGGAAGTTGTAGAGGAAGAAGCTCCCGCCGAATAAGGGTAATATGGAATCCCGTCGGGGTTGGTGATTCGTATTATTTGACCATCTAGAATCCCGTGGTCACCCACTGATGGATTTACATTTGGGTTACTTCGATATGCCGATGCTTTTTCCCATATCGTAGTGCCATTAAGGGTCAACTTATCAACATCTTGACCATCATAGGTGATGGCATCTGTATTACCCAAGTTATAGCTCATGGATTTGTAATTGCTAAAGTCTTAGTGTCTTCATCGTATGCAAAGGTGGGGGTGGTTCCATCTGCTCCTTTGAGTCCATTAAGTTGAGCAGTGGTAAAGTCGCTATAAACGAAAGCATCTCCTTTGACTTTGAGTCCATTAAGTTGAGCGGTGGTAAAGTCATTATAAACGAAAGCATCTCCTTTGAGTCCTTGGGGTATACCAAAAGCAATAGTTTGGTCGCCATTTGTACCATTCCCGAGTTGTACGGTTGGGGTTGCCCCCGCCCCTAATCCATTAGCAGTTACACCTGAAATCTTAGTTCCTCTAGGGATATTTAATGAAATTGAGACATCACCATTTGAATCTTTGGTATCAGTTGCAGATGCACTTGTTGCAGGAGTTACTGTACTTGCGGTTACATTTGTTATTTGACTACCTCTAGGAATGCTAAATTTTAATGTTGAAGCATTGTATGATGCGTTTGAAGATGGCACTCCTTCCACAGCAGTTATATTAGCAAGCAAGGATGCAGTAGTGGGTGTACCCGATATGTCAGTGTAGTTACCTGATGTCGCAACCGCATGAAATCCTGATGTATTAGCAGCAGGAACAGTTCCACTTACTATTGTCCCAAGCTTGGTAATTTCTCCACTTCCTGCCCATGTCGATAGAGCCGTGTTCTCAACACTACCTAGTCCAACTTGTGCTTTAGTTACCGAGTGTGGATTACCTGTATCACTAGTATGAGATGTAAGGTCTTCATTAAATGCAATTGTTTTTATCGTGCCACCAATATTCAACTTCCATGTATCATCACTCTCATCCCAAAATAACTGAGAATTTGTTGCGGTTCCACGCTCAACTTCAATCCCTGCATCCAAGGATGGTGTGCCTGTTACATTTTTATTAAGCTTTATTATATTATCCTCAACATCAAGTTGTGATGTATTAAGAATAGTATTATCTCCATGAACAGTTAGGTCACCCCACACGACTAGGTCTGGTGGATTAGTATCAGTTGAATTTCCTAGAGTTATATTATCATAGAAATTTGATGCTCCCCCCACATTTAAGCTACCACCTATTGATACGCCCCCAAGGATTTTTGCTCCTCCATTACCAATAGAAACTTGTGGGGCGGAAAATAAGCTAACTACTTCTAGCTTACCATTTATATTAACATTATCATCTATTAATACATTAGAGTTTTCTGAGAATAGACGAAGTTGAGAAAGGCTCGAGATTGCACCGCCCGATATACTAACATCCCCAATCTTTGCCCTAGGCATATCCGCCACGCCACCAAGTGACACATCCCCGGTAACTACAAAATTTCCATTAATAGAAGTAGTGTCGGAATTTACATCATAGGTAATATCCTTAACCCTATCCCATAAATCTCGCTGTGTAACTAATCCTGTACTACCTGTTCCTTCCTCTGGGAGTGTTCCTGTGTGTACCGTTCTGTAGATTTCGATAAGTGTTTGAATCTGACTATCAGTTTGTGCTCTTGAATATGTATCAAAGTCTGACAATGCCACCTTATGGGGATTATCTTCATCATTCAAGTGAGCTTGTAGTAATGCCTGTGCATCAACATTTGGAACATTTCCAAGACTTACGCTATTTTTAGTTAAGCCAGTAATTACGCCTGATAAATTAATATTACCTGATAAAGTTGGGTCGGTAAATAAACTTACCCTTGAGAGGTTTTCTACATTTCCTAATCCTACATCCGCTTTCGTAATGCTATGTGGATTAGATTCTGCTAAGTGACCAACCAACATAGTGGTTTTACCATCCTCTATCTTTTGGTCCGCCTCCGCTTTCGAGTATTTATCTAGGTCGGAAATATTAGCCTCCGTGTGAGTGTGAGCAGGAACGCTTCCATCACTAACCACTCCGGCGAAAAGAGAATCGACTTCCGCTTTTGAATACTTGTCTAGGTCAGAAATACTAGATTCACTATGCGTATGCCCAATATCAGACTTACCCTGCAATAATAAATTTGCAGTTGCAGATTCTATGTAATTCTTGAGGTCAGAAATTTCAGACTCAGTATGCCCGTGAGATAAGTCTGCTTTTCCTGAAATTGAAGTTTCTAATTCTGACTTTGCTTGAGCTACTAAACTTGAATCATTTGCATTATCCAATGCAGTCTGAAGTCCAGTAACCTCAGATATTTGATGAGTATGAGCACTTGATGCGTGATTATCAACTAGGTCTTGAACCTGTGCCTTTGTGTAAACTAAATCAAGAAGGTCAGTAATACTAGACGCCAAGTGAGTATGGTTTGTGTCTGACTTCCCGACCAGGTAACCCCCTAAGTCAGCTTTAAGTAAATAGTCATTAAGTGTTGTGGAATTTAATTCCTCAATAGACCCAACCCTTATTCCAAGTGCATCAACTACTGCCTTCAAGGCAACACCCTGACGAGCCGCAAGTGCTTGTACACCTGAGTCGGTAGTTAAGTTATCTGCGACTTCCTCATCTATCCCCAATAGGGAATCTATTAATATAGAAAATTGTGCCTGTGTTGGAGAGTCCCCAGTCTCGAAGTAACTCTTTAGTGTAGTCTTGGTAGCCATATCTATTTGATTGTAAAGTTTCCTATTCCATTACCTGAAGTTCCTCCAGAAACATGGTCAATTGGGTTAGTTATATTGTAGTCCTTCCAATTCACATGAATTTGCTGTCGTTGCTTGTTGTACATATCCATGTAGGATTTATACATCGCCACATCTTTATCCACCTCTCGATTAAGGTGAGCTTTGACAAAATCCGCTACTGCTTTTGCGCAACTATCGTCAAAGATTACAATATCATCCACATCGTATATTCTCTTCTCCCCACTCCAGTAAATATAAAGTTTCTCATCATCAATTAATGGCGAGCAAAGATATATCTTCCCATCTCCGAATGTAATCTTTCCGGCATATGATTTCGATCGAACTGGACAACCATTAATAACCGAAAATCTATTAACCCATGGAACAACCTGCACATATGAATACCACCTAGTTGACTCATCAGACTCTAGCCCTGATATAATCACCGAGTTTATCTTTGCATGGGTAGGGACGAACTCCACCTCTGATGACCTAGTTCCCGTTGGTACGGGTAGCATATCCGTAGCAAAGAATGTATTTACATTACTTGATTGTAACTGAGAGACATACTGCTGTAGGTCAAGTGCTCCTGCAATAATTTGCTTATCGATATACTTCTGTATCCCCCTGCCCTTTCTCTCTGAATCTACCAAAAGAAAAGTTCTTACCGATTCATTAAATTCAAGCCACTTCATCGCCTACCTCCTGGTGTAAAATAAAATCCAATAATTAGAGGCAACACTACGGTTGCTTCGAAAAGTGCAATATGTCCTGTTGTAACGACCAGAGGGGCTTGCTCAGCTGGAAAACTGAGGAGCCCGAATAAAAACTCTCTCCGCCCTTCTCCCGTAATGTTTGTTGTACTGATGAGTGGAACCGAGGGGTAGATGGTTGTGATACAGGTGATGAAGGAGAGTGTGCACATGCCGATAAGAGCAAGCATCCTACGAGTAGCACGAGTAAAAGCTCCACTAGGTCCGCTATTAAGCGCTTGTTGAAATTGTATAGCTTGTTCATTATTTCGGCACTCCCTTGCCATTTCCATTTCATGTTTAGCCGAGCGTGAATCGGTAATCATGCCAAACACGCCTTTAAGAATACTACCCATTGCAGCTGAACCGCCTCCGGTTAAAAACAATGCAAGTAACTCAAACATAACTATATAATATATTAGGTCAGAACTTAGGTCAATGAATAGTAATCAGTCCAGTCATCAAACACCTGGTCGATTGAATCATTCTGTATTTCAAAATCAGTAACAATCATTTCGTATATCTTACCCGTGAAGTAATTTCCTGCATCTTTACCCATACAGCATACTGAAAGTGGTGATGACAATTCGAGCGAGCGTACTGACTTACCTGTACTCCCAGATACATTAGTAATATTTATTTCATCTGAGAAATTTGCCACATATCCGTCTCGCTTCAATTCAGGACTATCAAGCCCGCCAAATAATAATTGCTTGTCGCTTAACTTATAGTAAGAAAATCGCATATAAGCAGAACCCACATCCATTGATAACTCATGAGTCGCGCTAAATCCTGAGAAGACTGGCTCCCTGCCAGTTCCGTCAGGGTCACAAACTACAAATACCCCAACATCTTTTGTTAGATACTGCGTGATAGGAATATCAAAAAATGAAGACCCATTGAAATTTAAGTAATATCTAGAGCCGTCCTTTCCTAGTGTTACATCCCCGTACGCAATTGCGTCATGTTGAGAGTGATTATACCTAGATTTTTGATCAAATATTCCTTTAACTCGACTGCCCACCTTGGTTGATATGTTATCCAAGGTTATTGGCTCATCGTCATTATCTAGTAAGAGTGGGCCTCTGTAATTCTCCCTTACATTACGATTACAGGAGAATGCAAATAAAGGCTTCTCTGTTAATGCATCAACAGGAAGGTTGAAATCAATAGACTCAACATTAACCCCAAGCATTATGCAATTGGAGTTAGGTCGCCTATAGCAAACCAATCACTACCTGTCCAATAAACCGTAGCGGATGAATAAGCCTGAGATAAGCCAGGGTGCTTTGCCTTTAGCGTTCCTGCCTCTGTTGCAATAACTGTAAACGCACCCTGCTTTGCGTTAATAACATCAAAGGTGAAACCAGTAGGTATACCGAAAGCAGGAAGAGTTAAGGTCACACTAGCAGCATCGGGTTCGACATGAATTATTTTAGATTTATCATCTATGGATATTGTCTTATTTTGAGTGACAACTTCTATTGCTCGAAGAAACTTTAAATTTCCCGCCACATCCAAATCTCCTCTTATCCCTTGCCCTATGGATACGCTACCATCTATTGTAACATCTTCATAGAACTTACCATTGTCGGCATAAAGATTATAATCTTTTACCGATATAGGAAGTCTGACTTTATTTGCATCGGGGTATAGTTGTAAGTCAACAAATGGTCTCTCCCTATTATCAAATAAAAGACTATCCCACTCAAGCGTATCATGTACCTGTGACTTTATTGCACTGATATCAGATTGAGGAATCGGGTCATTAACCGAGTCCTTTAAATCTCTAGGAGTTGGAGGGGTTGGTGTATTACCAGGTTCTGCCTGACTACTCTTGCCCGTCTTAAGGCTAAGGTATTGCGTGTCTGAATATGATGTTGGGTCAATCATGACTCTTCATAAAATCCAGTAAGATAAATTGGGTCAGTATTATCCTTATACTCCCCTGCAATTGAGCCAAGGCTTTTAACCATTAATTCATCGGTTGATAAGGAAAGGCTAAATACAGTCGAAGAAGATGTTGGTAGCACCTCAAAATCACGGTCCGCAGGATTAAATAAATACATTCTAAATTCATCAACCAATGCACCCTCTCCCTCTGCCCCAACTCGATAAGAATTATAGGCAAGATTTTCAGCTTTAATTGTATCTACCACCCCCTCTTTAATTAAGTATCTAACCTCATTTTGAAACGCATAGTACTTAATAAATCCAATAGATGGAGCAAAAACAATCTCAAGCCTAACTGCTGAATTAGGGTCAACCTTTATGGCACTATCAGTATCAACGCCACCTTCAGTTGTACCGAGGAATCCATCTTTTGTGTAAATACCTACCACTAAGTTTTTCGAGCCATCATAAAGACCAAGACCAGTAAGCTTAGACGCTAACCTCGGGCGAAATAAAGAAGATACTTTAGTTCCGTCAGGAACGACTCCATTGTAACTTTCCCCCTGTTTGGTTATCTTGTCATTTATATAAACAGACCTTCTTCCCTGGAGTATCTCCATTATCGGCGTCCTTGTCTCATCATTTGAGTCAGGAGTTGTTACGCCATTACCTTCCCATCCATTTACTCCATCGATGGTTTGACCGTCTACATACGGATCCGCATCAAATGAACCTAAGATTGAAGGGTTCCATGTCTTAGCCAAGGCAATTTCTTTACCGGATGTATTTGAAATTCTAACCTGATCAGATTTGAAATATGGAAGCTTTACATAACTATCCGCACACATCACCCCAAATATACCATGCCCTGCTGGCTTTTGGGACACCATTAAGCGACCTTGGTTTGTTGCAAGAATAGGAACCTCTGAATCTTGAACAGTTGGGTATATTGGAGGATATCCGTCTTTTTCCCTTAAGGTATTCATTTTTTAATTAATTGTTTTATTTTAATAATTGTCCAAACGCATGTCAGGGAAAGCAGTATAATATTCATAACGCTTTCAAAGTCGCCAAATGTAACAACCCCAAGAACTCCGGTATTTACACCTATTACGCGCAGGCCATCCAGTATTTCACTAATCGAGTCATCACTCATTTCTTCTTCCTAGACCTCTTTGGTTTTGGACTATCAACAACTTCGACTTCAGCTACTTCAGCTTCAGTTACCTCAATCTCACTAAGGTCTACCTCCACAGACTCCACACTTTTTTCCTGAGCCGTTGTTGGCTTTGTTGGGTCGGCTGATGTTAATATTTCTTTTCGATTGGGGTCTTGATTCAGATTCTTTTTTTTTAAAATATCTTCGTAAAAAGCCTCATCTACCTCAATTACTTGCTCGTGCTCTAATAGCTTTTCGGCAATATCACCGCCAATCTTTAAGACCCCTATCCAACCACTTAACGACTGAACCGACTTGAATTTAAAAAAATCTCGCCCTGCCTTATATTCCCTCGTGGCGTTATTCGTATATAAAAATTTCATAATAAAGAAAAAGAGGGAGGCCCCGCATACGCAGTGCCCCCCTCCCTAATAAACCAGTGAATGAAAGAAGGGTGACTACTCAGTTGTGACCGATGGTGCTTCTCCACTAAAGTTTTGGATAATGAGGTGACGCTCAGGTCGATCCATCATAGTTGTCCAAGTAGTAGAGCGAAGTGAGTATTCCTTAATTACGGCACTCATGCGGCACTTATAAGCATCCATGACTTCAGGAGCCGGATTCTTACGAGTAACAGAATTAGTTCCTGCAATTCCAACTTTAATGTCAGACCAATCTAATAACCACAATGCACGCGAGCGTGACTTGGAGTCATATCCAGTTATGGATGTGTCTTTTGGAGTTGCTGAAATTAAATCATCAAAGTACTGGTCATGAAATACCGCAAGTTGGATACCAATCTCAGGAATGTCGTACTTGTTGTAGTTAAACAACATGATTCCGTTATGCTCAATCTTTTGATTGATATCTGCATTACGAACTGTATCCCAACCATACTTCGCTTTGTAGTAATTATTCATTACAGTGAAGATGTTGTTCGCAGTAACACGGTCAGTCATGACATCAATAACTTGAATGCTATCTCCATCTGCCTCACGATTACGCTTTAAGTAGTACAACTGTTGGAATAAGTAATCCAAGTCAAGTTTTGCACCTTGATTATCAACTACACGATTTGCGTCACGAAGTTGAGTGTGAAGGCCAAGAGCATTTGATTTATACTCAAGAACACAATCAGAACTGCCTGTGCGAGCACCCTCGGGGTCAACAACAGCAGGGAGATTCATGTAAGTCTCAGGAGTTTGATTCTCATCAATCTTTTGACCGTACCATACTGAACGCATCCATGCTTCGTCAGAAAGTTGACTTGCGCGCTTGTTCTGCTCGGCGAGAGGTTGGTAAACAAAGTTCTGTAAGAACGGATTTGTTTTACCAGTCATAATTGACTCAAGAGTAGCTTTGTACTGGTCATCAACAATGCGAGATTCGCGAGTTGTTTGAAGCCAATTTACAATCAAGTGATTACTTAAATCAGAAGGTTGATTGTGGCACCACTCTTCGTAATCATTAACCGAATTTGCTCCAGTCTGAACTACACCGACTCCGAATTGATAAGCTGCTTTTGCACCTTCACTTAATGCGGCATATGCAGTAGAAGTTATATTTGGCTCAAGAACGAGAGTTGCCTTTGCTTCACCACCAGAAGGAGTAGCATCAACTGCGGAAACAATTTTGTAAACTAAGTCTTTAGCTTTCTTGTCTTCCCCCCATGAGCTTACAATAACAGTAGCACCAGGTAGGAAGTATCTGTCAATTAATGAAAGATTTGACTTCCATGGAGAATCACCAAGGTCAACAGTGCATGACCATGCCCCTGCGTGTAATCCGTTTGTTCCTGCACCAGAAGCAGCTTCTCCACCAGAACCGGCAAAGTAATTACTATTGATTTGGGTTCTTTGTCTTCTTTGGATGTAAGGAAGAATCAAAGACTGTGTTTCAATCTTTTGCTGATTAAGTAATGGTTTGATGTTCGTGATACTCGATCTAATTAAAGAGGAGAATCCTTTTTCTTGAACTCCAAGCATTTTAGCTTCAGCGGCAGATGCAATCACGCGAGCGAGGTCAATTTCCTTATTGGAGAGACCTTCAAACTCAGCAGGAGTCATACCCTTGATGCTGGCGTTAGTAAGTGTACAACCGGTACTGGAGTCTACACTTACGATGCGAGGAAGAAAATCTCCACTAGCATTCAATGCGCCAGGTGCCTTTACTAGACTTCCGTTAGAAGATGTAGCGGGCGTACTCAGTTGCGAGTTATCGAATGGATTTGCCATAATATATTTTTTGTTAATTAAATACCTAACTTATTAGGTCAGATAACTTATATTAACGAAAAGTTATATAAAAATTGGCACAAATCGTTTTTTACATGATTTTTCTACAAAACGTACAAATACTAGTTTACTTTTTTATATTAAAATTAGGTTTTACAACTTAAAACTAAAGACCTAGGGCGGATAAAACAGGGTTCGCTTTTTCCTTACCTTGAGCTTCCTGATTTACATTATGACCCTGTCTTGGTGCTGGCTTAGGTTGCCTTGGGGTCTGCTCAACTGATTGACTTACAGCACCTTGTGACCTTACATATCCAGACTTTCTTAATCTCTCCTCGTTAGCATTGAGTTCATTAGTAATGTAAAGTTTCGCGGAGTCATGGGCCATTGATACAACATCATTATCTGTTAAAGTGTATGATTTGGACTTTTCCTTGGAACTTAATTTTCCGAAGTCCTCCCTGCGAACAAACTTTTTTCCGTCTTTTTCTGGCATAGAATGCTGTAAATTATCCAACCAGGTAGCTAATCTTATGTGCGTATCATTGGTTGGGTCGAACTTTTTCAATCCACTGCTAATTTCATGGAACGCAAACATTGCTCCTTGGTGAAAAGTTGCAACTTTATCAACGATATCAAACTCAATAGGGTTCTGCTCATAAGCAACATCTGAGCCTTTACTATTAATTACTTCTCTCATGCCCTCCGGGATTAAATCTTTGATACTTTCCCTAGTAGCTTCTTTTAGTTTATTAACGGTAGGTTCTACCTTTAAGACTCTTTGCTGTTCTTTCAGTTTTTCAATTTCAGGCGTCAACTCAGATATAGTTTCCTGCTTTGCGCGATTCATCGTTCTTTTTTCAATTACCTTCTCCAGGTCATCCTGAGAGAATTTAGGCTTTTTACGCTGAAGGAAATTTTGATACTCATAGTCTGTTTCATCAAACTTAGCATTCGGGTCTTCGATTAATCGCTCGTCTATATATTTCTTTTGCTCATCAAAGAAATTTAAATATTCCTTAGCTAAACCTTTATGCTCACTGAAGTTCTCTTCTGCAAATTTAGCTAACTGATACCTTTTATCCTGGTCTTCGGTTAGAACTACCTCAGGTTCAGGTTCAGGTTCAGGTTCAGGTTCAACCTTAGGTTCGGGTTGTGGATCAGGTTCGACCTCACTTGGTTCTGGTAGCCCCCCTTCAAATAAATTCTTATCGAACTTTTCAAGATTCCTCGGTTGTTCTTCTTTAACCTCTTCCTTGGATTCCGGTTCAGGTTCTACCTCTGTCGGTTCAGGGGTAGGTTCGTTAATAATATCCGTTAACGCAAGTGGCTCATTAGGGTCAAACCCTTGCCCTACCTCTTGCTCCGCCTCTTGCTCCGCCTCTTGTTCTTGAACTGGCGTAGACTCCTCTGACTCTGCCGCGGCAAAAAGGGAGTCCAGTAATGAATTCCCTACTGTCTTTTCTTCTTGTGGTTCACTTTCACTAGTTACTTCTTCACTCATTTACTATACTGGTTATTGCACATTTTACTGTGGTGGTTGTTGCATTCCTTGAGGGGGAGGAGCAAGTTCTTGCGGAGGCATTCCTGCCTGAAATTGTTGCGGTGGGGGTGGAGCACCTTGTGGTGCTGGTTGAGCTAATGCACCCTTAATTGACTGAACCTCTTGATTCATGCCTTCGAGTATTTGCATGAGTTGAGGAACTTGCTGTTTCAATTGCTCAACAAACTGAGTATTAGCAAGGGACATATCCTCCTGGCTTTCTGTTTCAATATTTAAATCATATGCGGCACCTGAGAGTCTGAATATTTCATTCATTATCTCTAACACTTTTTCAGTTCCCACTGCCTGCATGATTGGTTGAACGGATACTACCTGTTGGAGTAGGCCTGCTAAAGTTTGAGCAGACTGTGTATTTACGGCTCGCTCTGCCCCATCTCTCGATGAAAAGTTATATTCATGGAACAATACTTCAGGCTTACCGATAACTGTTCGTTTTGATTGAGGATTACGGTCTAAATCTCCTTCATCTGCATCTAGCAACCCTGCCCTCTTCACTACATCTTCTGTGTATCTACCAGTCACTGGAACTTTAAATTCCTCGTTACTGCATGAAACTAAATGTTCAAATAGCATCTTCTTAGCCCCACCTCTTAATTCATCTATACCTTCTGATATAAACGAATATATTGCCTGTGTTGTAGTAGCTATCTCCGTTACTTCTGTGGCAGAGATTTCACGAGGTGCTGGTTGCCCCAGTTCCTGTGGCGATAGAATAAGTAGTCGCTCAACTAGATTAAGCAATTGAGTAACTGCAGTCATTGCTTGAGATATCGATGCTGACATCTCTTTTTGAACATCCACCACGGTTATAAAATCCTTCGCATTTAGTCCAAGGTCTGCCATCTTTGATCCGGAATAAAATATCGCATGTTGCTTTGAGTACAATGTACCCTCGCTCATTGAATCCATGATGTAATCTTTGACCTCATCATCTAATGCATCCTGATCGATTGTGAAAATTTTCATCATCGAAATCTTCATATCGTGAAGCATCTTGTTCATGATGTTATTCATCTGGTCCTGAAATGGCATCAACTCATGTGCAACGGATGTATTTACCATTCGTGCGTCATTCTGATTTAAACCACCATAAATAGCAGGAATACTAGGAAGAAACTCTGCATGCAGTACCGTGTTATCACTAGCGACTACCATCTTCATCCAAACATCGTGAGGATAATCACCAATACCTTCTTGCGCGGGATTAACCTTACAAAAATAATTTGTTATAAATATCCCCTTATCTGTGTCCTCTGAGCCGTAAACGCCAACATTTGCAGTCCTGTCGTTCTTCATGGCCCACTCCGCTTTCCTTGTTGGGAAGCGCATAGTCTCAGGCTCTACATAGTAATTAAAAAACTCTTTATAAGAATCGTAAGCACCAAATAAATTACTATTGAAGGATATATCGTCCGTGTTCCAATATCCAGAGTTTTCAGAGATGTCACTAAATTGAATAATGTCCCAATATCCTAACCAACTAGGGCCGTTATCTGTATTAATATCCGCCATTGGAGCAGACTGGTCGTGCATGATTCTAGTCGGGTGTGGCTTAATAAAGTCTACCCCCTCCTTGCATACATAACTACTTACTCCGCTCTCTCTATCCTTATTCACCTTCCACTGAACATCTCTAGTCCATGCCTGTGACGGGAACATAACAACATGACCGTACATAAACATATCCCTAATACCCTGAGCGAATAAATGCCTGTAATTAAATTGATCAGCGATTATCTCAACTCTTTGACTAAGTGCGTCTGCTCTTAGCTTATCAACTGATGATGTACCCCTTGGCTCGTATTTAAAATAAGGAAATAGGTTTGAAAAACGAGATACCTGTGCCGCAACTCTTCGAGTTACATAAGACCTAATAATATCAACAGAAACATCATAAAAGTTCTGAAGGTTAATATTTTTTAATGTACCTTCCTCGTCATACTCACAAAACTGCTCCGAGCATCCCGCATCAGTTAAACCTTGAGCCGCATCTTCAATATCTATTTTACCTTGAGCATACTGAAGCAATGGAATTGATGCCTTGTTTATAGGAAGAGTATCCCACGCTAAATCCACAGACATATAAAGATTACTATGCTTGGCGGAATGAAAAATACCCTGCCTCACCCTTGACTCTATCTGGTCTTCAAATTTTGCTCTTATTCGGAAATTATCGGAGTTTTCATCAGTCTCCGTAAATATCTGCATTAAGCGCTCATGTGTGCATCCGAACTTCTTGAGTATGTCTAAGTTTACCATAAGGCTCCATTATTACATTTGGTATTGTGTCATCGACATAGTCTCCAATTATGGAATGTTCCAAAATTGTAAGTAGAATACATGCCGAAAAATTTATTTTCCTTCTTGATAGTTGCCTTTGGAAAGTCTGAAAAGGTACCCCAATTAAAGCTGCTAGTTCCATTCGATTTATTCGAATAAAACCACATAGTCTTGAGATTCTTCTTTCGTTCCATTTATCCTGAAGGTCTAGTTTTTTATAGTGTATTTCAACTGCAAGTGATGCAGGAGTTTGAAAATCACCCATTTGTCATAGACCGAAGTACGCCACCAGGAATCTCAGACTCTGGCTCTTCATCTTCATCATCCATTTCATTCGCGTCATTCTGGTCGTCAATGTCACCCTTCATGCGCCTAACTTCATCTACAGGAAGCTTAATTGTTCCAGCAATTCTTTCGTCCGTCTTCTCGCTAATAAGAACCTGTACGGTCATCTCAACCGTTTGTCCTTCGCTTACCCCAGAGAAAGCATTTTGTGTTTTTTCATCATCCGTAGTGTCTAGTAGAATTGTGTTCATATTTTAGAATCTAATATATTAGGTCATTAAATCAAGCATTGATTTCTATTATCTCTGATTTTGTTGTCTGTATTGCACCTGGGCCTGCATGGTAATACAGAATCGGGTATGTCATTGCATCATGGGAGTGGACATATTGATTTCTTCTAGGCTTAAATGACTTCATTGGGTCGAAGCTACCACTAGTGTTCTCTGACACTAAACCAAAAAACATCTTCTTTAGGTATGTGCATTTATTGGAAAGTAAAAATTCTTCGTTTTGTAACTTGGAAATAAGTAACCTTATTCTAGTTTCTACCGACCCATTAAACTTGGGTGCCGCTTTTAGCTTTATTGCCTCGAGGTTATACTCCTTGAAGCTCTCAAGTTTTTCCCTAGATATCTCTTCTATATCCCTGACATCGTAAGAACCTGTCTTTGCCCTGTATTGATTAAATGCAGAATTATCCGATATATGAATATACTTAAACTCATGGTCTAGTTTTTGATTCCAGTACTTCATTTTCCTGAACACCTCTACCACTAGTTGCGTGTACGGGATATGTTCCTCGTTGTGTATTATTTCATCAAACACTAACCAGACTGGCTTACCACCCATAACTATGCTTTGCATGAATATCATCGCATTATTAACCGAACCGGGGTCCCACCCGCATATAATTGGAAATTTAGTAGATGGGTGGTATTCAGCTTTACTATGTACTCCCTCCACGAAGTAGGGTTTATAAATTGCGTTACCCGCTGGCCTGTCAATCCATTCCCCTCTAACCATTCGGGCTTCCTCAATCGGGTCATCCGAAATAGCCTCCATAATCCGGTCATAATACCCTGCTGGGAGATTATCTTTATTATCATCAATCTTTAAATGTCTTACAAAGTAATCTTCATTATACTTGCCATCCCTGAGCGGAGTTTTGAAAAACCTTTTATATACCCAATGCGATGGGCCGTCAGGATTGCAAGCTGCAGTGTACTGCATTGGTGAATCAATACCTGGTCTTCTACCTAACTGCTGAACAACAGCATTAAAGTAATCATCTGTGTCTAAATTTGTTAGCTCATCCACAAATACATAACTTGGCTCAAAACCTTTGATTCTATCTTTGATATAAGTACCATATGGCGCAGATACTAAATACACCTGGCTTGTACCACCAAATCTATTAGATACTGCAATATATAAATTCTTCTGTGCATCCTGCCTTTCCCCTGCTACATGCATACCAATTCCATCTTCCCAAAGTGGTAGTATTTCTGTTTTTAATTTATGCCAAACCCCTCCCATTGTAGCCTGAGACTTTATACCTACTATTAATACTGCTAGTGCATTAAAGTTTTCCCATAAATGTCTTACCAATTTATGACCACCCAATATGTAGGTTTTTCCTGTTCCTCTTTCGCCATATGCAAGAATATACAGAGCCGAGGAATCAAACATCTCCTGTTGGGTGGGAGTGAGACTTGGAGTCCAAGGAAGTGACTCTACCTCACCTTCATCTTTTATTGCCTGACCCAGCCTTTCGGCTAATAAATCTTTATCTAGTTTTCCCATTTCTTCTAAAATATTCTAATTTTGTGAGAGGTCCATTTTTACCTAGTAACCATCTTGGAAATACAGGAGGGATATCTTCATACTCCTCAGTGCCTCCATTAATGCAATTTAACCACCTTTCTGGCTTTGGTTCCAAATCTACCTCTTGGTCAACAAGACTTCCCACTTCTTTAATGGCTTTAAATGGAGCCCTTCTCTCATTATATTTTTTTGCTAAATATTTCTTAAGTCCGCTTACTACTTCCTTGCTATTAATTGGATTCTCCTTCGGCATCTTTTTTCATCTGTTGAAGATTCTTGAGTGGTTGGAAGCCTGCTTTCTTCTTAGATTTAGACTGCTCATCGTTATGCATCTTTAACATAATGTTTATTCCTGTAAGCGTCCTATCATACCCTTTGCCTATTTCTGAACTTACTTGGGTTAGGGAACGGATGTACTGAAGTTTCATCTCCGGATCCATTTCTGTGGTTTCTAGTTCCTCTTTAAGTCTCTGTGAGACTTCATAAAGTTGCATATTCTGCTGAATATTTAAGGATTGGTAGCCTTTTAAGGCCTCCACCATTAATAAACCTGTATGCTTTTCAAACTTCTCAAAGGCACGAATTGATTTTATTGTCTCTGCTTTTAACCCAAGACCCTTTAACGCCTTTAAGTATTCCCCTTGTGGCTCGATAGCGGCTACTGCTTCACTTTCAGTCAATGGTCTATCCTCGCTTCTTGTAAGTAGCTCAACCTTATCAGGGATGGGGTCGCCCACTTGAGTGGGGTTATACAATGCCTTTAGTTTATCCGACCGACTTATTATTCTATTAAAGTGATTAAGTGTAACGCCAAGTATTTCGGCTGCTTTAGGCTTAGACATCTTAGCCTTCTTCATGGAAGCACCAACCTCCTCATCGCTAAACTTTTTATCTCTAGGCATCTTTAATTAATTTAACTAATGGCAGGAATGTGGACTCCCAATGTGGATGATGCCTTAAAAATATAAATTGCGGATTACTCCTCATGTATGCCCCTGCTCGATTTCGGTCGGCACTTGAGAATGGGTCAAACCTACAACCATCGCAAAACTGCTTTGCCTCACCTATGGGAACTTCAGACCAATTAGTAAATTTTGATAACTCCCTAACCTTAATAGTCGTTAATCCGCCTGAGCCAATTGCAACCTCCTGATCAGTTAATGCCCTAACCGCCCGACCCCTTGCCTTTACCCTAGCTAAACATCGAACCAAGGGAGGGGGGAAATCATTCAGCTTTTCCCAATTCATCCTTATTTGCCCAGTCTATAGCTTTTTTAACTATTTCCTTCATTTCACCTTTTCGCCTTTTAACTGATACGGTATCTAGGACCATTCTTTGTTTAGTCCCTGCCTTAATTCCAATTATTAGGTAGTCATCCATAAATTCTGACAACTGACCACCGAATGCTTCGTGTATAATTTCTCCTGCTGGTTTATCCATAATTTAAAACTTAAAATAAAAACTTTGTACATGGCAAGCATTTTGACCTAATTTATTAGATCAAAGTCAAACTATCGTTAAAGGGGACTGCCTTTAGCCATTGTGCTAAATCCCTTTACTTATCGGCTCTAGAGGGTGAATATTAAAATACTTTCCTACCTTATTTAATCAAGAAAAGCGTTACGAAGCGTTACGAAAAGGGTTACGAATCCGTATCTATACTAAAATACTTTTTTGCTTCAGCTTTAGATACTTTTTTATTCATGTAGTAAGTTTTAAAGGTATTGTAGTTCATGTGACCCATCGTGTGCATCGTCCACTCTAGTCCATACATCCAGTATCCATACGAGCCGAAACTATGCCTCGCTCCATCACCTGGATATTTAAATCCTAGTCTCTTAACTGCTCTTGACCGACTTTGGTTCATTCCCTTCCATGATGGCATCACGGGGCCACTTTTCTTATCGGGTATCCATGACCACAAATTATCAGGCAATTCCGTAATAAATCGAGAGGGTGTCTTTGAAGCGGGAACGCTAATAGACTCACCATGCTTTATATGAGAGTAATCAAGCTTTTCCATTTCACCCTGCGGTCGCAGTCCGGCAAATAACATAATAGCAAGGGATGGTTTATATTTCTCCCACGAACGGGAATTATTTCGCTCGCCTCCATCTTCGTTGAGTAACAGTTCAGCTTGTTTGGGAGTTAAAATTCCAATCTCTCTTTCTTTCGGGGGCATTCTGAGTGTTTTAATTTCCCATTTGGTTTTCTTGCAGTACCCCATTAAGCCGCACCAATTTAAAAATATTACAAATTGATTCTTATAGGTGTACTTACTTGAAGCTGTTTTCCATGAAGTTTGCTCCTCTACCCGCCGTTGAATGTATTGAACGTCAAGTGAGTCAATTTTCTCACCACCAAGTCCCCACTTTAATAAATAACTTAGCCTCGACTCTATATGACTCCACCTCGCATCTGGATATCTGCTTTGGTAATTTTCTAAGTATTTCTTTATTCCAACCGAAACCGTAGTATTATGCCCATCGGGTTGTTCTTCAAAACTGGACAACCATTCATTCAGCCCACCATCTTTCTCAAATCTTTGAGACTCACCAAAGTCGGAAAAACTTTTTCGCCTACGCTTTCCATGATGCATAACATCAATCACATATTTAGTTTCACCCCTAACCGTTCGCTTATACTTTTTCATAGTGGTGACATGATTTTTGGGGATGGTGACATAAGTGGTGACATAAAATCTGTAAATTTATGAGTAATCGTGATGAACAGTGAAGTAAATAAAAAAGGACTTCTCGATTAAAAGAAGCCCCTTTTTACTTAAGGAAAATGGCTTTATTGTTGCATTTCCTCTGTATTTTAGTAGTGTGTTGGCTTATTGCTTTTGCGATTCGCCACCTTAGCTCAGCTGGTAGAGCACCTCACTTGTAAGGCGATTAACTTCCCCGTCTTTACTGACCCTCAGGGCCTTGGTGACAAGTTGGTGCCAAGTTCCACCCAATTTGGGTCGACTACCCACTTGTCCTTGACCCATGTATTTCCAGTCAATTCGTATAGTCTGCTCGCGAGGTGTTGCCGGGAGTGGACAGCATTAATCATCTCGATGTGATGATTTTTCTCGTTTATCAATAAGGTTGCTAAATTCCTTTTTTGATTATCCTCGTAATGGTAAATCAGAGATACCAACACGAGTACCGCTATGGCAATCAAACTTGCCAATACTGCAATTACTCTTATTTGCCGAGAAAGCGTTTCAGTTTTCTTGGCAATGTCATGTGTTTGCAATATATCCTCTCCATTGACTTTCAGATTTTTCAGGTTCCCAGACAACACGGGAAATTCGAGGATTTGTTCTTCCCCGTCAATGTAGCTGATAGTTGAATTTTGCATATATTTTATTTGTTTTCTATTTTTTGACACAAATCCCAGGCAAAGCGGTCTATTTTTAGAGCAACTTTATTGGGATTTGTTTTTTGTTTTATTAAGGCGAGGTAGTTTTCAATTGCATTCGTTATGAACGAAGCGGAAGATTTTTCGGTCTTAGATAGCAATTGAGTCATTTCCTCATGAAGGTCGGCCCGTAACCTAAAGTTAACGCCGATTTGGGTTGGTTTTATTTTTGTCATATGGTCCTTTTCTTATTGTTGAGGGCAAGATAGGGAGATGAGTTAGGGATACACACTTTGTAACACTACACTTCATTATGTCAACATGTTTTATTTTAAAAAATTAAATTACTTATTTAGTTGCAACACTTGTCACAAGTGCTACAAAAGAACACATGGATAAAACAATTACTAATTCAACACTAATGAAAGGCAGTGAGGTCTTGAAAATGCTTCGACTCGGTGGTACTGCGGGGTACAGGCTTTTAAAGCACTGGGAGAAGGAGAATATTCTCAAACCCATAAGGCTACCTGCATTGAAGTCGCTTCGCTACAGACGAGATGAAGTCGAAGAGATTTGTAGCAATAAGAACCCCGTGAATTGCAATGAATTCAACATACACGAAAAAATATAAAAGAATAATAATATGGATATAAAAAAAATTGGCGAACCAACTCCGCCTAAAAGAATTGGACAAAAACCCGGTAAAGGTGGAAATAAAATGGACTATGTTACTGCGAGATTCTGTATGGACAGACTCGACCAAAGCGTAGGTCCACAGAATTGGAAGAATGAATATAAAGAAATTGGCGGACACCTTATTTGCGGAGTTTCCGTAAAGAGTGATGGTGAATGGGTAACTAAGTGGGATGTTGGTACCGAGTCGAATTTCGAAGCTGAGAAAGGACATTTCAGCGATGCTTTTAAAAGAGCGTGTGTTCATTGGGGCATTGGAAGAGACCTTTATAAAGAACCGACTGAAGCTTTTACGAAACAGGGAGGGGGGACTAAGGTTAAAAAATCTGGTGGGGCAGAAAAAGTAACTGCTCCCTCCCCTGTTTCCGTAGAAACAGTAGAAACAGTAGTGGTGGATTCATGGGAGGAAATTCAAATTCATTTCGGTAGAAATTCAGGCGTCCCTTTGGGTGACCTCAAGCCAAACCAATTAGAATGGTACCAAAGTAAATGGACTTCTAATGACCCCTCGGAAGAAGATAAAATTCTTCGCAAGGCATTAGATAAGAGTATGAAAAAAGGAGGGTCAAAGGATGGATTCGGAGCCTAAGGACGAACGAGAAGGGCTACCATCTGCAAGTGGCATAGAGCAAATGAAGCTATGCCCAGGTAGTTGGAACTATCAAAAGATGTTCCCCTCTAGTGGCGGAAGTGATGCGAATGAAGGTACTATCAGACATGACCTAATTGAACAGGTCATAAGAGGTGACATAACCTTGGATTCTATTGAGGACGACCAACAACATGAATGTACTAAAAGGGCATTAATGTTACTTGAAAAAGTTGAACTTGAAGCAGGAGTTTCAAATCATTCCAACCAATGGTTGGAAAAAAGACTTTGGTTGAATCAAAATGAAGATAAGGTTTATTCCGCTAAGTACGACCTTTTGCGGGAGTATGAGGGTGGCATATACCTTCTAGTGGACTGGAAAACTCTTTATGGTGACCATACCCCTGCCCCTGATAATATTCAGTTACTCGCGCAAGCTTTGGCAGTTTATAGAAATAGTGAAGGGATGAAGAAAATGTACTGCTCATTGGTGGAGCCGTTTCCCTCCCCTTCTTTTAGCTTAGTTGAGTATTCTACTGAAAGGTTGGAACAATTAGAAAGTCTAGTAACAACTATTGTTTCTGAGGCTAATAAGGAAACTGCGGAAAAAGTTGTCGGCTTGAAGCAGTGCAAGTTCTGCAATGGTTTAGCTCATTGCGCAGATGTTGCCGGCACAATTCAAGAAGAGGCACATTTGGGTGCTGACTATCGATTTCATCCAGATGATACTCACTTAGGGTGGGCATTAGAAATTGCCGTTCTTGCAGAAAAATGGGCAAGTGCAGTTAAGTCTAGGGCTAAGGAAGAGCTTGGTAATGGTGAAGAAGTGGAAGGTTGGAAACTTCGCTCGAGTGGAAAAGTGAAGTCAATAAGTGACGCCAACCTTTGCGCTGAGAGAATCATGGACACCAACCTACTTAAATGGGAGGACCTACTGACGACTACTAGCATTTCTATTTCTAAGCTCGTTAAGGTTTGGATGGAAAAGAGAAATGAAAGTGGTGCCACATTGAAAAGAAAAGATGCAGTAGAAGAATTGGAACAAATCCTTGAAGGGATAATCACCGAAAAGCCGAAAGCGGAGGCGCTAGTAAGAGCGAAATGAGCGATGGAAAAGGGAGAAATAATAAACTTCAAGATAGCAAAACGGATTCCAAGTCTAAATCAACTCCTGAGGTGGGGTCCATGGGAAAGGCTAAAGGAGAAAAAGGAGATGAACCTAGTGGTCGCCCTCGCCATCATGTCCGAATTAAAAGCTTTAGAGTCAGGCTCCTCGACGTCGACAACCTCTATGGGGGGTGTAAGCATCTCATCGATTCGCTCAGGCTCACAGGCATTATCCCTGATGATGACCCAGCGTCCATCACCCTCGAAGTCTCGCAAGAGAAAATCAAAGGGTACTCGAACGAAGTCACGGAAGTGGAGGTAAAATGTGTCTAATCGAAACAGACTCAACCTCCGAACTAGTGACGAAATCATCACTAGAATCGAGGCTTTGGCGCACCTTTCGGGTGAGTCGAAAAATAGTGTGGCAAATGTTTTACTTGCCATTCAATTGGGTGGCACCACATGTGGCACCACATTTGAAAATGATAAAGTGGGTGAGAATCATGAGGAAAGCGAGACTACTACTATGGTTGAGCATAATTCCACTGATAATTCTGAAAAGGAAAGTGGTGCCACATTGGAACCTAAAAGCAAAAGGGTTCCCTCTCCCCCCACTCCCCCCTCTCCTTCCCAAAAAGAAAAACCCCCTAAAGGGGTCAAAAAGAAAAAAGTTTCCTCTCAGGACATTGGGGAAAACAGGAAGCCGAAGGATTTCGCCGAATGCTTGGAGTATTTCAAGCAACGACGCATTCCCAACCCTCAGCGAAAAGCTGAACAATTCTTTGCCCACTACGAAGCAAACGGTTGGAAGCAAGGACGAACCCCTCTCGCAAAATGGGGTTATGCCCTCAACAAATGGATTGGAAACAACCCCGAGTGGAGGCCTGAGAAAGAGGATGAAGTCAAAGGTGGAGAAAGCTTAGAAGCGGTACTCAAGTGGATGGAGAAGAAGCACCCCGAGTGGTTCGAAAAGCATAAAGACGCAAAAACAATTAACGAAATAGACGGATATTATTTAGATGAATTTAGAAATTAAAAATTACGACACGGACATCGAAGCAGGGTTGCTTGGGTGCATTGGAAAAAGAACAGAAAATTGGGCAGACGCTCTCGAACGTGGATTCTCGCCAGAATGGTTTATGGATCCGCTCCATCAGCAAATTGCAAAGCAAATGCTTTCCGAGGACCAAAAAGGTAGAGAGGTGGATGATATTTCAATCGCCTTCTCCATGCCAGAAGAGGTTAGGACTGAGGTTATTGAGGCATTCGATCGGGTTGAAACAACGGCACATTTCAGCAAATTTCTCGAAGACACAGAAGGTTTGTGGCTCAAGAGGCAAGCAATTGAGGCATGTCATGGAATTATCCAAATGGCGTCCGAAAGAGGGAGCCGTGCGGTTGATGTTGTTGAGCAAGGTGGGAGTGAATTTTCAAAGCTTTCCCTCAAGGAAAAATCCAAGCTAAAAACGGGTGCTGAAGTTGTTGACTCAGCGTGGGAAGGTATTCTCGAACGGCAGAAAGTTGGCGGAATTAATGGAATACCGAGCGGTATTCGCTCACTTGACAAAATGACATGTGGTTGGCAAAAAAACGACCTAATCACCCTTGCGGCACGGACATCCGTGGGTAAGACCGCATTTTCAATTGAAATGGCATTGGGGGCTTTGCGGGCAGGAAAGACGGTACAATTCTTTTCACTCGAAATGGTCAATGAGTCAGTGATGGAAAGAATGCTCGCAAATGTCTCAGGAGTACCCGTTCGGGTCATGGTGGATAAGGTGATGACCCAAGGTCAAATTGATGCCGTTGAGAAAGCAAAAGATTTTCTTCGGAAAGCTCCACTCTACATGGAAGATGCAGGAGATATGTCAGTTGCTACAATTCGAGCGAAAGCACGGAAATTGGCAAGAACAGGTTTGGATATGGTAATTGTCGATTATTGCCAAATAGTTCGCCCCGAAGACAGAAAAGCACCAAGAGAACAGCAAGTTGCCGGAATTACATGGGGTTTAAAAGCGTTAGCAAAAGAATTAAAAATTCCAGTCATAATGTTGTCACAAGTTAACCGGAATGCAGATCAAACAAATGCCTGCCCTCGGGTTTCCGACTTAGCAGACTCAGACCGAGTGGGAAGAGATGCCGATATCGTTCTCATGCTATGGAAAAAGGAGGGTAAAGGTGGAGATGAAAACACCTATATCGAGCTCGCCAAGCAAAGGAATGGAAGATTGGGGCCAATAGAGGTCGAATTTAAGGCATCTATACAGAAATTTATTGAGAGGACTAAACCCTCTCTTAACTAAGAACAAACAAAAATACTATGAATCTAAGTAAGTGGACAAAGATAGGTCGGTTGGTTGCTGACCCAGAGACAAAAAAGACGGAAAACGGACAGTTGACCAAGGTACGAATTGCGGTAAATCGCAAGGTTGGTGGAGAAGACCAAGCGTCTTTTTATGAACTCGAAGGATGGGATAAAGTGGCAGAACGCCTCGCAACATTGAAGAAGGGGCAGCCTGCCTACTTTGAAGGTGAAGACTGGATAAGAACTTGGGAGGTTAAGGATAAGAGCGGTAATGTAGTCAGGGATGATGACGGTAAACCTAAGCTCAATAGGGCTGTTTCTTACAGGTGTTATCAGATGAGATACTTGACCACTAAGGCAGAGCAGGAAGGCGGAGAAGAAGACGCCCCCTGGTAATGGGAGAGTGGACGCAAGGTAATTGGGATATCTCCCTCGAGTTTGGCGAACACCATGAAAGTGAGGTTCGTCAAATCTTCGAGGGGGATGGAACAATTGAAGTAAAGGCAGATAAAATATGGCATAAAACAGGTAATATTGCCATCGAGTATAAATTTAGAAATAAGCCTTCGGGCATATCAACAACAGAAGCAAAATGGTGGTGCGTGGTACTAACAAACAAGATAAATCCGAGGAAGAGCGATGCGATTCTAGTAGTGGAAGTGGAAAAATTGAGGAAGCATCTAAAAGCGATGTTTCACCAACTAAAGAAGGTGGACGGAGGATTCAAGAGTGCGTCCCGCCTTCTACTTGTCCCGGTGAAGGCGTTTCTACCGATTACTATGAAGCATTAGCACTTATGTGGGACACTCAGGATGTAGTTTCACCACCACACAGGAGATAAAATGGGAAAACATAAAGTAAGGCAAAAAAGAATGAAGACATATCAAATAATTGGTATCCGCCAAATGCAAAAACCATACAGAAAAGTGGTTCAAAAAATCCTTGAAGTCGATCAGCGAGACAGTGAATCAGCAGAAAAGTTAGGGATTAATTACGCAAAAATGATGGGATGTGAGTTTTCACATGTAATTGAGGTAACAAAATCATGAAATGGGATGATATGTATAAGGATACAGGGTTCATACTACTAATGTTAATAATAGTTATGATATGGGGGTGGGTACTCACATGAGTACAATTGAAGGGTGTATTAGGCAATCAACGGGAAATAAAATTATGACAAAGCAGGAAGAATTGGAGAAAGAAATTATATTAAGGCAGAACGCTATAAAATTCTGCAAGCAAGATGACTTAAAGGAAATACTTAAAGACAATCTTATATTAGTTCAGGAGGAATTACTTAAATTGGTCAATGACAATAAGCCAATAGAGACAATAGAGCCAATAGAGACAATAGATGGCGTTCAATAATGTAGAGCCGTATGATGATGGCACATACTTAGTTCGCTCACTCAAGCAGCCCAGTGTGTGTCATATGGTTGACATGAATGAATATGACGGTTTTGGCGAGTGCAGTTGCGAATGGTTTGTGTGCAATATGGCGCCAAAGCTCAAGAAGGGGGTTAAGCCATTTAAGGTATGTAGGCATATTAAAGCTGTGCGGGGTTATCGCCTTCTTCAGCAAAGTCGTCATCAGTAAATTCCTGAGACATTCCAACCATCATGAGTTCTTGCATTTCGCACTGCAAGCAACCAATTAATGTCTGGAAGTTAAGCCTTGGTTCTAGTGGGGAGTTCAGCACTTCCTTTTCCGGAGAGTCTTTGTCACCAATGGTGTATTTATTAATTAAGTCAGTAAGCTCTATCTGAAACTGATCAGTCTGTTCATGGTAGTCCTTACTCATACCAACCATCCATTCTCCCTGCTCTCAATGGGCCACTTATGTATATAGTCATGGCATTCTCGGCATACCGCCATCCAGGTGCTTACATCTAGGTAGAATTGCCCCCTACCCGCCTTGTGGTGGATATCAAGCTTTCTTTGTTTCCCACATTTCTCACATACCTTCCCATTAAGGAAATCGTCTCCTAACTTCTTGTACTCTCGAAACTCGCTTTGTCTCCTCTTACTTACTCTTCTTAGTGGGCTTCTTTTCAAAGTTCATATTCCCAAATTTAAAACCTTCATCAACTAAAGAGGGGGGTTCAATGAATCCACGCTTTCGCCAGAAGTATCGCCACCCCTTATCGATGTCATCGCATAGTTGCTTAACATTACCAGAGTAAACACTACCAGGTTCAGCTAGGCTCGTACTCGGTGACTGTGTCTCGTCCTCTTTCATTTTTAATTAGTTTTATTACCTTACTGCATGTTCCACTCGCTATTACTTTTGTAAAAAAATTATCCCAGTCCCATTCTTCAAGATGGGTTATAACGGTATACCTGACTAGTGAGGTATCTAATATATGAGTATGTCTATCCACCTTGCTTATTCCTTAGTTCGTCCAGCTTCTGGTCAATCTTACCTAATCTCTCTTTAATTAGGTCGATGTTCATGTTTTGCATAACATCGGCAGGCAGTTCACCTTCCCTTGGCCAGGTGTATCTAAAATTACTATTTAACTCCATCTCGTGATGCATTCTAATCACATCGTTCTCAATGGTGTTTAGCCTGTTGACAATTACGCTATACCCCCAAACAGCAGTCCCGACTAAAGCAATTACTTTCGCGGCAAATGCAAGTTGCACCTTAGCACTGGCGTTCTCGTTTATTTCACCCTCAGTCATCTTTTACAAACACTCCATCTAGCATAACACCCTTACGGTTCTTAATGTCATCATAGGCAACCCCAAGGCAGTCTTCTATTTCCACGCCGTTGCGTTCGCAGATATTAATCATGACAACGAGCATATCCCCGATATCGTCCATTATATCCTCACCTTTACACACAGAGTCAGATAATTCACCCAACTCCTGAAGTAGCTTCATAACCTGAGACTTATCATCGGATCCGTCTATAAGGTTACGGTCTTTATGCCAACGAACCACCTTCTTAATTAAGTCGTTCACTTCTTCTTGCCCTTAGGTTTCTTCATTCTCCTACCAATGTTCATGCCAGCAGAAAAAGCTTTCTTACTCTTAACCGCACACGCAGACTTCTTTCCTTTACCTTTTTTCATTTCATTGACCTTTTGCCACGGCATTTCCATTTTTTGCGGGAAAGAGCATTAGCGCACGGTGGCTTCTTGCACTTTTTGATTTTCGCACTTCTTGCACAGTAAGCATGACCTTTAGCACTGCCAGGCCTGATGCGGTCTCCACCATCTTTGGCTTTTCCTTTTTGTCCAAAGCTACGGCACTTTCCTGCGACTCGTTTTGCAAATCGTTTCCCCTTTGTTGGTTTACATGCTTTCTTCTTAGCTGGCATTAGTACTTCCTTTTTGTGGGTTTCTTCTTAACAGGTCGTTTTTTTGGCGATTTCTTTTTCGCCTTGCCTGCACACTTACTGCAACAATGTCCGCCCTTCATTTCTTCTTACACTTCTTTGCTTTCGTGCAAGCAGCTTTAGTCGGACATCCACGACATGGTTTAAATTTCTTTGTAGTTTTCTTTTTTGCGTATGGCATAACTATGCTTTCTTTGTTCGTTTGCCCATCCCGACCCTGCGTTTCTGAGCTACTAATTTTTTCTTATTTTTCCCAACCTGTTTCCAAGTCTTGGGTGTTGATTTTGAAACTTTCTTACTAGGCCGACACTTCTTTACTCCTTTAGTAGCCTTTTTCTTGCTACCTTTCTTCTTTCCTCCCCCGCAAGGGTTGCCATTCTGATCTACCCACTTCTCCTTAAACCATCGCTTTAGGCTAGACCCTGCCTTTCCCTTCCGTACCGCCATCTTACTTCTTCTTCGCCCCGCCCTTCTTCCGGCACTTGGCAATTGCCCCACTAGCATATGCACTAGGGAATACTTTGTACTTTGCCTTCACCTTCCGATAACAGGCATCCTTCTTAGGTTTAGC